GCAATGGCTTACACAAAGCAGACTAAAGCTGCTGCATTGCTTAACACAGGCTTTGATACTTTTCAAAGTGGCGATGGTGTAACATTGTTTAACACAGCACACCCAACAGTTGCTGGTGGTAACAATAAGAATAGACTTACTACAAATGCAGACTTAAATGAAACTTCACTTGAGCAAATGGTAATTGACATTGCAGCTTTCGTTGACGAGAGAGGCTTGTTGATTGCAGCTAGACCAAGGAAGTTAATCATTCCGCCTGCATTAATGTTTGTCGCAACAAGACTATTGCAGACAGAAGGTAGAGTAGGAACTGCCGATAACGACATCAATGCGTTAAGATCAAATGGAAGTATTCCAGAGGGATTCTCCATTAATCACTATCTAACAGATACTGATGCTTTCTTCTTAACAACTGATGTTCCAAACGGCATGAAGATGTTCGTAAGAACACCTATGAGCACATCAATGGATGGTGATTTCGACACAGGTAATGTTAGATACAAAGCCCGTGAGAGATACTCATTCGGTGTATCAGATCCATTAGGGATGTTTGGTTCACCAGGTGCGTAACTAATCGAGGGGGCATTATTGCCCCCTTTTAACCCTTGACAGAAAGTGCACATGCACTTTTTGACATTTGCCAAGACAAGGAGTGTAACATGGCTAATACAACTTTTTCGGGTCCAGTCCGATCTAAGGGTGGATTCAACGTAATAAACGAAAATAGCACTACAGGTGCTATTACCCAAACTGGCTTTTCAGTAAATTCTACTGGTCAGCTAATATCTTTAGGTTCAAGAAAAATTCAAACCTTTGTAGGTTCTTTGGCTGCAACAGACACAGCTTCAGCTTATGCTGATGGTGATGTGCTTGTAGAATTAGGAACTTTAAATTCAGATCATCCAGATGAATTAGTAACTGCAACAAAGTTTTTTATTCATAAAGCTGTAGTGGGCATCACAACAGCATGTGGTCAAACTTTGGCTGGAAGTTTACAATTGAGTGCAACAAGTGGTACAGCAACTAATGCAGCTGTTTCTTCAGGAACAGAAATTGTAGGTGCAGGTGTTGCGGCTTTTTCACCAACTTTATCTGCTGCTTTATCTGTAACTGAGATTGACATTAACTTTAACAACACAGCTGGTAATTTTCATGTGTTTGAGCCTAATATAACAGCACCTATTGCTAGTAATGTGCTGTATGCTGCGGCTACAACAGCATTAAATGCAGATGCTTCAGCAGGTAGGTTCACAGTAGAACTTGAATACTCAGTATTCTAAGGAGGGTTAAATGGCAGGTCGTTCAGATGTTAAAGCCTTTAACT